AATCCACCATCCTGTTATTATATATTTAGTTTCTTTTGTTAAATTACCTCTGTGAGTGTGTGTCCAATAAGCTGGAAATATAATTGTCTTGCCTTCTACTGGTTTTATTTTTTCTTTTTGATAAAAAAATTCTGTTTCTCCCCCTTGTTTTATAGTATTTAAAAAAGTAGAAAAAACTAATATTCTATCTTTAGTGCTATATAAATTATTATATTCCCCGTTTGCCTCAGCATGCCAACCAAAGTAAGACTGACCAGGATCATATTTTTGTATTTTTATATGTGTAAAAATATTCCAAGGTTCTTGATTTATATGAATGTACTTATATTTTTTAACGTATTTAGTTTTAACTTTTATTAATTCTTTTATGAAAGGAGCTAATTTTTCATCATTTGCATACAAAACTACTTGATTCATAATTGCATGTTTGGTGTTTTTGTTCATTTCTTTGTAATCACTATTTTCATAAATATTTATTAAATCTTTACAAACTTTTTTATTTATTTTGTCTTTAAGTATAAACATATTATTTATATTTTTCTCCACGAAACCATACCACTAGTGAATATCTCGTGCCTTTTTGAACTGGTTTAACTCTGTGCCAAATAAAAGAAGGAAACAAAACTACAGATCCTTTTGATAAAATTTCTTTTTCTCTTACAACGTGTTGTAATTCGTCTCTTTTAATTGGATTGTAATGTCTAAAGTCAAACTCTAATTCTCCTCCTTCATATTCAGATTCATCAGTTAGTTGACATGTCATAGATATTTTTCTAATTTTCGGACCTTCTTGTTCAGAAGTATCACAGTGCCAATCATAAAATTGGCCTTTTTTATATTTTGTAAATTGAATTGATTCAGGATAATCCCATTGAAAATTCCATCCTGCATTTTTATTAGCTATTTTAACAAAAGGTTGTATTTCTTTATATATCCAAGGATCATCTAACCAAACAACATCAGAATTTCTTTGTTGTTTTAATTTAAATAATTTTTCTTTATCTAATTTATTTTTGCCATATCCAATTCTTCCTGTAGTTTCTGTTTTATCTAAAGCAAACTTAATTATATCATCACAGATTCTAGGTGGTATCGCTGATTTAAAAAACCAATAATTATTTTTAAATATCATTTTATTTTTGTATATAAGTTATTTTTTGAATTATATTTAAATGATGATTTTCTTGCTCATTAGTTATGTAATATAAAAACTTTGAAGGAAAAAGAATAAATTTTTTATTTGTTAAAGGTATGTGTCTAATTAGTTTTTCTCTGTTGTCTTCATATATTATATGAATTGTGCAATCATTTACATGAACACCATATAACAATGTAAAATCAGCGTTTGTATCTAACTCTGGTTTTGTAATTTGATTAGAATAATAAATTTTTCCAGAAAAATCTAAAGTTTCTAAATAAACTTTTTCATAAGCACCTATATGTTCTCTAACATATGTTTCCATCATATCCAGTGCTTTACAAAATTTTAATTTTTGTCCTGTAATATAAGTTTCTATTATTTTAGATGCTATCTCTATAGGATTAATTTCAAAGCCCTCCGGCATCAAAACCTCACCATGATATAAAAATTTTTCTGTCTTTGTTAATAATACTTTCTTATGCATACCACGATTAGTTTATATATTAATCGTTTAAATTTGTCAATTCCCAACCAGTTGTATTATCTAATTTATATGCATCTTCATTCCAAACGTAAGCCCAATAATGTGTATCAGCATCATTCTGTGATTGTTGTTCTGCTGTTAATGCAGGTTCTGCAATGGGTGCAACCCATTGAGCTGTTGAAATATTTTTTTTCCAATCTTGATGAGGTGAGGGTGGCCAAAATATTTGATTATCTGGATCCCAAGTGTACCCTTTCCCTGCGTAGTTTCCTCTAAAAGGTGTGCCACCTAATTTATGTTCATTATTAACTGTGTTATATGAAGTTTGAATCCATTTTTCAGCGGGCCAATTGTGATGATGTTGTAAATGATTCTGACCTAATGTTTCTTGTTCTACACCCTCAGCATCAACTATTTCTTTATTATCTAAAGTTAAAATTGTTAACACTACGTTGTTATCATCTATTTTTGCAAAATGTGCCATGCTATTGAAACTTATACCTTATAACTACAGCTCCACTACCACCACTACCAGAACTTGCAGGGTTGTTTGTATTTGCACCACCGCCACCGCCACCCGTGTTTGCACCACCACTACCACCTGGCGTCCCAGCGTTAAATGATTGAGGAGCAGGAGAAGTGCCTCCACCACCTCCTCCGTTGATTGAAGTCATGCCTCCTGCTCCTCCAGTTCTTGAGGTAGGACCACTGCCTCCTGTGCACGCGCCACCACCGCCGCCGCCTTGTCCGCCATCTCCTCCGGTTCTAGCTTGAGTATTACCTGGGGGAGACGGGGAAGGAGTATCACTAAAACCACCTCCGCCACCACCGGCCCAAAAAAAATTATTTCCATCTATATTGTTTTGTGTTCCTTGACCACCACCTGGAGTGCTAGTGGCACCACTTGGAGAATTACCGGCACTACTACCAGCACCACCTCCGCCAGCACCTTTACTATAAGTTTGACCATTTCCAACACCACCTGGATTACCTTCGGGTGGACTAAAACCTCCTGAATTTCCAGAACCTGAAGGATTACTCATACCTCTACCACACCCACCACCTCCAGAACCACCTGGTTGTCCAGATAGACCTGGGTTTTTTGAACCACCTCTGCCACCACCGCTAGAAGTTATTGAAAGTGCTGATGAGTCAGATCCATTATTACCTAAAGGCGAATTTTGAGCTGCACTACCACTAGAACCTCCGCCACCACCGCCAATGGTTACTGGATAACCTTGAACGCATACTGGAGTTCCAGCGCATGTTGGAAAATTAGTTCTAAAGCCTCCAGCACCTCCGCCACCGCAACCAGTAGTAAGCCCCCCACCACTGCCACCACCAGCAACGACTAAATATTCTACCGTGCTTGAACCTCCGGGGTTACCTGCACAAGATACACAAAACGTACCAGGACTTGTAAATGTGTGAATTTTAAAATCACCTGAAGTTGTTTCAGTTCCACCAGAGGCTGATACAAATTTTGCACCTCCACCACCGGATCCAAAACCTAAAATCTGATAACCAAAACCTCTAGTTTTTTTTGATTGAGTGTTTTTTGTGTTCTTACCAATAGTAAGATTTTTATCTATATTTTTCATATTCTATCCTCTTATGCGTCGTTAGCAGCGTCAGTAGTAAAGAATATTTTAATACCTAAAAGTTTTGCATCAGCTGTTAAAGAATCTTCTGATACATCTCTAGATATTTGAAAGAATACCTGTTCATCTGTGCTAGGTGAACCGGCAATAGTTACTGCACCACTTTCTGCTGTGACATTTAAATCGTTTGCTGTTCCACTGTGAGCTTTTGCTGTTGGTGCAACTTGTGTACCAAAAGCCGTATTAATACTGTCATTATCGGCGATAGCAACACCAGATAAACCCCACGAAACAGTGCCTGTGTTTGTTGAATCTGCTGTAAAAAAAGCTTGAAAAGTTATTGTTCCTTCGTTCCATGATTTAGGGAAAGCTACAGCAAATTGTGCAAACTCATCTGAATCTTTATCAAAGTCAAAAGTTTTAATTTCTGGACCATTTGATAATTCAACTTGAGCTAGATCTGCACAACCATTTGTAGTATTAGGATACATAGCAACTGCTGGAACCCAAATACTTTCTTTACCTGCAATTTTAATTGCAGCTGTGTTGTCCCCGCCGTCTACAGCTTTAGCAACACCAGTTCCATTAGGAGCTATTGTAATATCTCCATTACTTCCATCTGTTATAGTTATTGTTCCAGAGTTTGTTCCTGAATTTGTATCTAAAATTAAATCATGTGCACCACTTGATGTTAGAGTTGCGTTAGCTGCACCCGTACCAATTTTAGTTTCACCTGTTCCTTTTGGAATTAAAGCGATGTCTACGTTTGAATCATCACCTGTTGCTGATATGCTAGGTGCATTACCAGTTGCAGCGTTTGTAACATCAAATTGATTTACTGCAGATGCCGTAGTTTGAAAAATTATCTGTTCGTTTCCGTTCTCATCATTAATTCCATGAGCATCGTCAATAGCTATGTTAAAACTATTAGTATCAAGATCCCCACCTAATTGTGGTGATGTATCAGCAGCAACACTTGCTATACCAGTTCCGATTGCAAGAGTTTTAATATTTGGGTTTGTGCTATCATCTCCTGCAGCAAAAACAATCTTATCGCCCTTGTCTGTTGCTGAAAAAGTAAATGTATCTCCTGAACCAGTTGCATATTTAAATTGTACTGTGTGTGATCCTGAAGTTGAATTTCTTAAAATATAAAAATTTTGTGCATCGTTTGGAATTGTTACAATTTGATTTCCAGAAATAGTTCCTGTAAACTCAATCATTCTATGAGCCATAACAGCACCAGTTGATCCATCACTAACTGACAATGCAGTTGTTTGTGCACCACCAGCAATACTTTGTTGAGTAAACCCACCAGATATTTGTTCAATAAGTTCTAAGTTGGTATTAGTTTTTGTTCCCCATGTACCGGCGTTTTCACCAGTTGCTTGAAGCTCAATACCTAAAGGTGTAAAAGTTGATGCCATAAATTTTTCTCCTATGCAGCGTCAGTATAACTTGTATTTGATCCAGTTGCAACATTTGAATACGAACCATTTGAGCCCGTAGTCTTGTTAGAGTATGACGTATTTGATCCTGTAGCTTCATCAGAATACGACGTATTCGAGCCTGTTGTTCTGTCACTATACGATGTATTTGAGCCGCTGTCAATATTAGCATAATGTTGTATTCCTATTATTCCTAAGTTTGAAACAATCGCATCTAAAATTAAACCTTGTGAAATATCATCAATCGTAACAGATCCTACAGCTGATGTTCCAGCCTGACCTGATAAACCAACTGACATGTCATCTACAGTTACAGAACCAATAGCAGATGTAGCTCCAACACCTGTTATGTCAATTATTTGTGCATCATCAATTGTTAATTCACCTACACTAGCTGTTGATGAAACACCTGTAATATCTGCTGGGCCAAACTCTAGACCTAATGTGCCTACGTTAAATGAAGCCGATACTCCTGATATAGCTGCTGGACCAAACTCTAGACCTAGTGTGCCTAAATTAGCTGTAGCTGCTTGACCTGTGATATCTGGTGTTGAATCAATTTGTAAAGTTGTAGTTCCTAGAGTGGTAGTTGATTCTTGTCCTGATACACCAACTACATCTGCTGGAGCTATTGCACCAACACTTGCAGTTGCAGCTAAACCTACCGCAGGTATAACTTGATCAGGAGATTCACCCCAAGAATTATCTCCCCATGCATCTCTACCCCAACCAACTAATGTACCTGCATAAG